ACATAAAAATCGCCGGCATTATTGAATCCTGCGCTATACATGGCTGACCAATCTCCTCTATCGGAATACCAGGGATTGGTTGCATTGGCTACACCCCACGACCCGGCACTGCGTCGACTGGTAACACAATATATTTCCCAGTAATAACCATGATCTGTAAAACTTGTATCGATTGGATGAGTACCTAAAGTAAAACGTCCATCACTGTCATTATCGACTTGGTTTACTACACGCAGATTGCCTTCAGAATAGCCTTCATAGTCAACCACACTCCCTATGTTTATAGGACTCATCGTACAATAGTTATTAGTAGGACTGTCCTCCATCTGGTCAGTAGCGGCAAGGTTGGTAACGGCAAAAGCATTTCCGTTCCCGCTTGAGTCTGCGCCAAGACCACCACCCCAGTTAGAGTGGATCAGGAGTTTGGTGTTAGCGTCTGTGGTGAATTCTGTTGTTGATGGTGTGAAATCCCCATCATACCTTGCGACTGAGGAAACTCTTATCTCATCCATATACCCATTAAATTCATAAGCAGGAGTTGCATAATTATGACCGATAATATAACCTGTATAATCGCAGCTCGCTGCGTCTGCTACTTTGGTCCCCTCGGTCCCATCAATATAGAGAGACATTTCTTGACCCGAATTAGCTATCTTTCTAACAACCGCAACGTGGTGCCAAGCGCCATCACCCCAGAGGTCTATAGATGGGCCTTCTGCGTCAGTACTGACGCCACCGGCTGCAAAATAAGTCGTCCAAGGAGTGGTACTATTACTAGCGCAAATGCGACCATTATTCACCGTATCAGAACAAATAATATTACCCCCATTAACAGGAGAGGTAACTTTCACCCACATCTCAATAGTAAAATCACCCGTCCCAAAATCATACCCAGTTGGAATTGTAAGGTAATCATCAGAACCATCTTCAAAATAAATGGAACTGTCACCAATCTTCCTCTCTGCGCGAGTATTGGCTACGTCGCCATTAGCGGTTATGGTGAGGTCAGAAGAGCTACTATCCTCAAAACTATTCGCCAGTACCGTACTTGAGTACTTCTGGTAGAAGCCATTGGTTCCGTAGCTTCCGCTGTACTCTATAGGCTTCCATTGGTTGGTCGTGGGATCGGTTTTGCCAAAGGAGTCTGCGTCTAGGGCTGTGCCGTCTATGAGATGGACTTCTGCGATATAACCATCTAAAAAACTTACACTACTTGGGGCATATCTTCCTACATAGTTATACCCACTAGCAACATTCCAAGCACTGGTTATATTTTGCGCAGGATATGTCTCTGTATCAAATGCTGTTACCTGCGAACCGTTTACAAAAAGCGCACAATTAGACGAACCCGGAGTGGCGGGAGTGCTGTCGTATTTTATTACTAGGTGATACCAACCACCAGTATCTCTGAATGTTTGTGTTGTTGTTAATTTGAAGTGAGTAGTTGCGCTTTGACGGGCTTCGTATTCAAATTTATTATCGTTCCTCCAAGCTAGGTAATCCCAATCAGAACCAGTTGAATCAGCAGCTGCCATTATAACTTGCGAGGTAGACCCATCCCAAGTGCCACGCTTTATCCATAAACTTATTGTATAAGTCTTCCTGTCGCTAGTTGAGGAGATAGTTCTACTTAAATAAGCAGAATCACCATCATCAACCCGCAACGACTGGTCTATCGTGTAGGCATCAGATACGCCAGAAGAACCTGCAAGTATGTTTGAACCAATTACGCTCATCTAATAATCCTATGAAAGATTCAACGTTGCTACAGCCTGAATAGAACTGGTTGATCTGATAACATAGTCCACTCGATCCACCGCCGATGCGGTTGTGGTTAGGGTGGGGGCTGTGCCTCCCGCAAATTCCCAATCAGTTCCCCAACTGGCGGTTCTACTGCCCGTTCCATCCTGTATCATAAAAATAGAGCCACTCTGCCCTGCTGTATCATTGGATGGATTCGCCATAGCGGTTGCTTGATCTAAGGTAAGGGTAAAGTTATTACTGTCTGCCATATCAATGGTAACTGTGGCCCCCGGAGTTAAAGTTGTAATCTCCCCTCTCTGGCCCTTAGTCCAAGTCTGCGCGGTATCAAGAACAGCATCTCCTATAACAGTCGTTCCATCAAGAAGATTAACCTCTGTAGCGGAAGCCGTAACTAAAGTACCTGCTAATTTCAAACCACCATCTACAAGATCATGACAAGCGATATCCATTGTCTGATCGCCTGCGGTTGATCCAATAACAATGTCACCAGAAGCATCCTGAGTAACAACTTTGGAATCTTCAGACGTACCAAGCGTAGTGATATCTAAATAGTTTAATTCAGTAGTGGTTGCAGTACAGCCATCCACCAGATTCATCTCTGCCCCATCGGCAGTAACAGCAGTTGTTCCAGAAAGGCCGCTGAATTGGTTCTTCAGAACAGCTTTGATCATTCTGATGTGGTCATCACCCTGAGAAATGGGGTCTGTACCGGGAGGATTCGCGGAGTCTAATTCACTAATATATGTTGCGCTTTCTAGAGCCATGACTCTCCTCCTATGCTAGTTCAAAAATACCACTGGCACTTGGAGTAACAGTGAGCGTGTTATCTGCCGCCAATGTAAACTGCGAAGTAGATAACTTAGAAAAGCATACGAGTTTTCCACCAGATTGGTAGACAACCGCATACTTTATATTGGAAATCGCCCCACCAGTTGCGGTCCACACAACAGCAGTTGAATCAAAACGATACTTATCAGTAGCAACTGAAGCCCATGTTCTAGCAGTAACAGATGCTCCGCCAGTGGTATATCCATTGCCACTAGCAACTTCATTTGCTAGAGATGCCTGTGTTGACAACGTATTTGTATTTACAAGAGCACTAGCCGCGCTAGTATGTAACGCCATGTAAAAGCCAACACTTGCACCGTCTAAATCAAACTGGCCGTTGCCGATGTATTCTCTAAAAGAGTTATAAAAACTCCAAGCAGTAGCAGCCATTATCTAACCTCCTCTTTCCTTTGTAGTAAATCTGGGTTCTTAATTATATGTGAAATAAGACCGTTTCCATGAACAGCCAAATCATAATGTTCGCCGGTTTTAGCAATCATTTCGACGAACTCCTTAGCTTGATGGTAGTGAGCAGCAGTACACTGAAACTCCTTACCTGAAACCATTATATCCAATACCTGCTCTTCATCATTTTCGGGTTGCTCATAAGCATGATGTTCTTCCATAATACAACTGTCAAACCCATAAACTTCAAACTTTGGAAACCCCAACATCCTCAACAAATGAATCGTTCTAGTGACAACTGTAGAACCACCCATTACGGGAAAGTAATCATCCCCGTATGCATCTTCCAAAAGATCAACATTATCATCACCCGCGCAATGCCAGATGTAAACGCTCTTCCCTTCCAGTTTATCAAACAACGAAGGATGGCACTGAGAACTGATGAAGTACTTACACTTATCCGAGATCGGATCAACGAATTTATTATTAAACTCCCTGCTGTCTAACACGACTTGCACGGATGGCGTGATGTCTCTTTCCAAACACCATTGATAAGACCCATTAACCGTAACAACTTTGGTTCCTCTCAAATAAGTATCCAGTAGATGGGCAAAAACATCCGCATCTTTCAGCGTTGCTCCCCCACCAACTAAGTTTAAAACCTCGTCCCATTGGGTTTCATAAGGACGTATTTGAGGCAACCCCCTCTGCACATTGATCCTTATGTTATCGCGTATCTTATCCTTGTCCTCATTTACGCTGCATATGATCTCAGGTACTGGATATCTTTTACCAATAGATACAGCAGGAGGCTCAGAGTTAACACTTATACTTAACATTTAAGTAGAAAACACCATTCTAACCTCTAGCCCTGCGGTATTTGTAGCAACAGCATCAACATCAATCCTAATAACATCTCCAGTTGAGACGCCATTATTACCGCCTACTACGGACGGAGTGGCTGCGGTTGAAGAATCTTTTTCGTTCAAGTCGATAGTGATCGGAGTTGACAACATATCATTCGTAGTAGTAGAGTTATTTATTTGCACATTTGTTATAGTGCTGGCGGTTCCTGCCGTATAAACATGGGCTTCTGCAGTAGATAAGTTTTTACCATCTAATGTAGAAGGAACCACAAAATGAGTTATACCATCTCCAGTCGCCGGGGCAACTGTATCGGCAACACATTTTATTACTACAGTTCTTTCATAAAAAGCTGATATACTTTCAGGTAATATAGCTCTTTCAACCTCATGAGACGCATCATAGAAGGTTAATTTATCGGCTGCTGTATCTATTGAAGTAACCAAACTAAGTCTAGGAGCCATTTCCTGCTTATCATCATTTAGATTGGTAAAGTTACCATCCACTTCAGCAAACGTTAAAGGTCTTCCTTCCTGTTCTCTTAATGTAATTGTTGCCATTATTCGTCTCTCGCGTATCCTGTAGTTACATAGTATGGTTGAAAATACGGCATAACCCCATAAGGAAATGTTCTGGGGGATTTCTCATAGAACTTCCTACCGTTAGTCATCCGGTATGCAACCCGTTTAGGAGGGCCGCTCCTTCTCCCTCCTACTCTAAATTTTCTCATTAGTACCTAGCCTCCGCATCAGGTTCAAGAGAGCGTCTTGTTCTGGAAATAGGGGGCATTGGGTCCATATCATATATCCTAGAAAGAGCATCTAGAAAATCCGGATGGATCGTCGGGAATAAGCTGTATTCATTTCTCCTAACCCAATCAACAAGATCATAAACTTTTCCCTCTTCGTCCTTCCTCATAATCTTTTTTGAAATAAGGAATTCTTGTTTCTTTTCTTTGTAATCTTTCTGATGAGATGTTAATCTAGTTTCATCAGTGGGGTAAGGGAAGAACATTGAGCCATCCTTCAAGTCCGGCTCCAGTCTTTGAATACGATCTCTCTTCGATTGCGGCCCTCCTCCGCCAGTCCAGTTTAATTCGTAAACTGGGAAAGAGCTTCCATCAATCCTCATCATCTCTTTGAAATGTTCTATATCGGACTGCGCTCCGTATCTTTCATATCCAATCTTGACTTCCCTTATGCCCGGCGCTCTTTTCCACTTTGTCCTGAGCATTTTTAGAGTGCTCCATCTCTCAGACAAAGAGAGCCTATGGCAAACTCCATCAAGGAGGAACTTGTTATAGTTAGCGTCTATCCCAACTACGGCTATCGCTGTTCTATTAGACTCCCTCTTTCTCGAATGGGCCGGGTCACACATGATATAAGCATTCAATGTGTAAGGACGAATCTCCCACTCATTCCACCACTCATCCTTAAAGGAAACATCAGAACCAGCTATTGGATTCAACAATTGCTGACAAGCAACCGTATACGTTGAGGTTGTTTTCTTTATTTCTTCCCAGCGTTTTGGTTGAAGGAAGACAGGCTCCCCGTCCATTTTGCCATCCACTGTGGCGGGATGGATTCTAGGCTTTACTGCGGCTCTCTGGAGAATAGTTCCATAAGTGTCGCCGTAGGAGTATCGCGTCCCGGCATACTGGTATCTGGGATTATGAGTTGACCCCAGATTCAAAGAAAGTTCCCATTGCGTCGTGGTCTTGCTGATCTGCTCTGGTGTTGTAACAGAATCCTGAACCACTACGTCGTCATAAATGATAAGATCAAAATGTCGTCCAGTAGGCTGACCATCCACAAGTCCGTGGGCCTCAATAGTTTGTTCCTTCGGGTTAGCAGATCGCCTAACACATATCCCCTCATTCTCAGCCCATTTGGGAGCCTGAAGTCTAGGCTTCTCCCAGAGAATATCGGGATAAAGTTGTTTAAGCTTTTCATTTGAATCGAATTCCTGCATTATCTGGCGTAAGAATGGTTTAGCCTGTCTAGCAGAAAACGACAACAACCCTATCGTGATATCTGGATTACACAGAACTTCCTGTATAGTTCCCAAAAACGTAATTATAGAACTCTTATAATGAAACCGGGCCCATAAATCTAAATGACTATCTGGAGCCGATTCTACTTCTCTACATCTTTCATAAATCCACGGATGAACCATATCATGGCGATTACAAAGAAAAACCCCAAGATAATAACGATCCAACTGGCCCAAAGTCCGAATAAAAGAATCATCAATATTAGCATCCCGGTGACAATCAGCATATGCTTCAATAACTCTATTAAACGGGGCAGTGTGCGCCCATTCAGCAAACTGTTTTGCAGCGTTAGCATTATTATTTTTATATTCAACGCTCTTCGCTATAACGGGCAACACACTGAACCCCTAACCTTTATAGCCGGAAGCATAAGCCGCTTTAGCCTGCCTCTCAGCCTGCTTTCTAGTTGGATAACATTTCCCCTTATCACCCCATTTCCACCCTTTCTTCCCTTTGGGAAGAGCACATCGCTTAATTGGCATTTTTAACCATATATCCATGCATCCGATACATCATTTTTCCAATTAGGAGAATAAAACTTCGGAATCGGTTGCTTATTTACATTCAAATTCATAAGATATCTTAAATATGCAGGCTCTGTTGCTGCAGCTGCAGCCACATCCGTAGGAGCCGATTTTAAAAAGGGGTACATATTCTTAATAAGATTGGCATTACTAACTTCCCCCTTAGTCGTATACTTCCCGGGATTATCCTTCATATCTTGTAAAACTTCTTTAGGATCGCGTCTCTCTGTTTTGCCCAAAGAATGAAAATAATCTTCAATACTGGTTATTACTTTCAACGGGGTGCCGATTACAGGCCAATTGTGCCCCCATCCCGGTCTCTTTACAGTACCGTAAGATTTTATATAAAGATCAGAATTTTCCCAAAGCATAAGGTCTTCTTGAGCAACTCTTAAATCTTTTTTAGCTTTCTTTGCTTCATCAGATTTTTTACCATGATCTTTTATAGTTTTAGCTAATACTGTTTTAGCATCCTTTACATTCTCATTTAGAATATCTCTATAATCAACATAATCCCGCTCCGCCTTTCTTCGCGCCGCTAAATTAGCCGCCTTATCTGTAGCTGAGAGTTTTTTGTTCTCTTCCCTAGCCTTATCTTTTGTAAGCCTATCTAACTTAGACTTAGTGTTTGCATCAACCAAATTTCTTGCCGTTACACCGTCTTTAAGATAATTACCAACAGCCTCATCCCCCCTTATAAAGCTCCAAGCTCTCTCTTCGGCTGCAGCATCATCGGCTGGAGAGCCAACATCGCCACCAAAGAAATCAGTTCCGGGAGGAGTCGGATCGGTTACCATTCCATAAAAATTATTACCACCTATACCGGGTGGTCCAATAGCATCTTCTGCTTGACTGGGAGTTGGACCGCCCCCGGGAATAA